TTCTAACAAATGATTCCACTCTTAACAGCTACAATTCTTACAGCATCCTGGTACGGCCCAGGCTTTCATGGAAACTTAACAGCCAATGGAACACGCTATAACCAACTCGCCTCAACAGCAGCACACAAAACCCTCCCGTTCGGAACCAAACTCAACGTTTGCTACGAGACGTGCGAGACTGTCACTATTACGGACCGTGGACCTTTCATTGAAGGTCGGGATCTTGATTTGTCTTATGGTACTGCTGAACGAATTGGCATGGCCAGTGCAGGAGTTGACGACGTAAAAGTAACACGACTAAATTGAAAGGAGATTAATTATGCCGATGGGATACGATCCTAAAACTAGGACATTAACAACACTTTATGTAACAAACGATGCTAATGCCCCCATCTATAAGCATCCATATACTACCGGAGAGATCGCTGCCTTTGATGGATTCACTGGTGGCACAGGTTATTCAGCAGGTACTATAACACCAACAGGTGGGACTGGTACAGGAGCTACTGCTACTATCACAGTAAGTGGTGGAGCAGTGAATGGTGCTACCATTGTAAACAAAGGTAAGAACTACACAAACAATGATGTACTTACAGTACCTGGTGGCAATGGTGCCGGTAGGATTACTGTCAATGGAGTCAGTGATGGTCAAACAAATACTGAACTATCACCATGGCAGGACACTTGTGCTGCTAGTACTCTATCTACTTCTTCATGGTAAATGGATAACCTGAGAGCATTAGGTATAGGCCTGATGTTAGCTGGATTCCTATCAGTTTTAATAGGCATCATGCAAACACTGCTGATGGTATCCATGACTGATGGATTTGCCTATGATATTTTATGGTAAAAAGATTTACAGAGCCTTGGATATGTGTAATCATGCTGCTACTTGTGGCTGCATTTATCGAAGGCGTTCACGTCACTAAACATGACTACTACGATAGCATCCGTTCATCGGAGCGATGCTCTGACGCATGACGTGTAATCAGGGAACGGGGATTACATCATAGGAGAACTACTATGACTGTCACTTATACCTATCGTGGCATCAAGTACACGAAAACAAAGTAGCGAACAACAATACAACAAACTAAAATGAAATCTATTATTGCACTTGCCTCACTGTCCGCTCTCTCTGCGACACCTGCAATGGCTGGCCCATATGTCAACACAGAAATCAACAGTGGATGGAATGGATCAGACTACGGTGGGTCACAGACTGACCTACACGTAGGTTACGAAGGTTCTGCAGGAGCTGCTGGTTACTACCTACAAGCTGGCCCAGCCATCGTCTCTGTTGATGGGGAGGATGCTAACACTGAATTCTCTGGGAAGGCAGGAGGTTCCTTTCAAGCCACTGAATCTCTGTCCGTTTATGGAGAGATCAGTTTCCTTACAACTGATGCTGATGAGAACAACTACGGAACCAAAGCTGGTCTTAAGTGGGCCTTCTAAGTGGACCTTCTGTATTTTACAGTCCTAATATTATTGTTAGGATTTGGTATGGAAATGACTTGGTCTACTAAACGAAAGTAGATAGGAGGGGGAGCACCTCAGAGTAGGACTCCCCTTTCATTGGCACTGGCCCAGTACGCTGGATACCCTTTGCCGTCTAGACGGTGGGAAAGACCACAAACAAATTGATCAAACAATTTCAGCTGAGAACCGTAACTAATACAAACACTTTAATTTAAATGGCTAATACTACCGTTTCCTCAATCGGTACCCTTAATAATACTGGCGCAACGCCACTAGCACTGGGTACCGCTTATGATACTAAGTATGCAACTTACCTTAAGCTCTTCTCTGGAGAATTGTTTAAGGCTTATGAATCAGCAACCGTCGCTAAAGGTACTGTACAATCACGTACCTTGAAGAACGGAAAGAGTATGCAGTTCATCTTCACCGGGCGTATGACGGCCGATTATCACGAACCTGGCACGCCAATACTAGGGTCAGGTGATCCTCCGGTTGCCGAGAAGACGATCCAATGTGATGATTTACTTATCAGTTCTGCCTTCGTGTATGACCTTGATGAGACTCTTGCTCACTATAGCCTTCGCTCTGAGATCTCCGCTAAGATCGGACACGCTCTGGCTGAAGCCTATGACAAGAAGATCTTCCGTACGATCGCACTAGCTGCACGTGAAGCTCATCCCATTACTGCCGCACCTGGCCCTGAGCCCGGTGGATCCGTTATCAATATCGGAGCCGGTAATGCATATGATGCACAGAAACTAGTAGATGCATTCTTCGAAGCAGCTTCTATTCTCGATGAGAAGAACCTGCCTAAGACAGGACGCACTGCAGTACTTGCACCACGTCAATACTATGCACTTGTATCTCAAGTGTCTTCGAATATTCTAAACCGTGACTATGGTAACAACCAAGGTAACCTGAACTCTGGTGAAGGACTAGTATCTATTGCTGGTATCGACATCAAGCGTTCTAACAACCTACCTTTCCAAGCCGGTACTGTCGCTGCTGTTAGTGGTGAGAATAACACCTATAATGGAGCTTTCGCTAACCATGCTGGACTCATCTATCAGAAGGATGCAGCTGGTGTAGTCGAAGCAATCGGCCCTAGCGTACAAACAACCGGAGCTGACATCAAGACTATGTATCAGGGTGACCTGATCGTTGGTCGTATGGCAATGGGAGCTGGTACTCTCAACCCTGCTGCTGCAATCGAAATCGCTACCGCTTAAGGGAGGGATTAAAATGGCAAAGGCATCACGTCTTACAGGTGTGGCTGATTTAACTAGCGATACCTGGTACCCACAACCCCCTATTGAATGGGGTCGTGCGGGTGGAGCTGTTGCTACTGTAACTGTTGGTACTGCCACTGGTGAAAATGGAACCGGTGGAGGTACTAATGGTGCTGTAGCTGATAAGGCTACCACAACTGACGGTGGTGGTTCAGGTCTCGTAGTAGATCTAACCATTGCTTCAAACGTATGCTCAGCTATTGCAGTAGATGCCGCAGCTGGTAGTGATGGAGATGGTTATCGCATTGGCGATGCTGTCACTATTGCTACTGGCCTTTCAGGTACTACCACTGCTGTAGTGGGTTACGTTGCAACACTAGAATATGAGAACTAAATTATGGCAAATGCTGCAACAGGTAGAGTGTCTAATACTGACGCCACTGTTCAAGAACCAGGCGGATACTCCGGCTCTACAAAGGGTATCTCTGGTGGTAACACAGCGCTCCGCAAGTCGGTAGCTGGAACACAGGGCGGAACGTATTCACAGTCTGCAGTTTACTCAGAAACCACAGGTCTACCATTCGCTTATAGCGGGGTAGAATGTGATTCACCAGCTCAATCAAGGAGCTAAACATAAGGGGACCTTCGGGTCCCTTTTTTTTATTTATAATTATTTAACTATGCCTATTCCTACCACTAACGCTACACAAGAACTACCAGCAGTCAATCAAATACTAGCGTCAGTTGGTCAGGCGCCTGTCACCACCCTCGATCAAACCAACCCGGACGTTGCGATTGCTTATGATACTTTACTAACAGTATCGCGAGAAGTACAGGCTGAAGGCTGGAGCTTCAATACTGAATACAAAGTAGAACTAGTTCCAGATACAAATGATGAAATACTCTACCCTAATAATGTTCTACAGATGGATCTTTCCGAAGGGGAAGGTTACGGAAGTAAGAACTCCATTCGTAAGAACGGTAAACTATATGATAAAGTAAAGAAGACAGATAAGTGGACAGATGATAAAGTTAAAGTAGATATTATTTATCAATATGACTGGGTAGATTTACCCATACCAATACAGGATTACATTGTATCTAGAGCAGCTACTATTGTATCTTCTAGAATAGTAGGAGACACTGATCAGTACAAGATGCTAGGGCAAAAAGAAATGAATGCCAGAGCTAATGCTATGGAATATGAATGTAATCAAGGTGATTATACTTACTTCGGTCACCCAAGAGGAGAGAATAATTACATCAGTTATCAACCTTACAAGGCTTTATATCGCTAATGGCAAGTGTCACTCAAACTATACCAACCTTTTTAGGTGGGGTATCAAAACAAATAGATAGCAAGAAGAAACCTGGTCAAGTCAGAGAGAGTACTAATGCTTTACCCGATGCAACCTTTGGGTTGATGAAAAGACCAGGTACAGAATTTATTAAATCATTAACTACATCTGCACTACCTAATGCTAAATGGTTTTACATACATAGAGATGGTGATGAACAATACATAGGTAGAATCAGCACAGGTAGTCCAGGTAATATTGCAGTATGGAATGCTGTAGATGGTACAGCAT